GAGGGCCGTTATCTCGTCACCTATCACAAAACCTTCCGCCGTTCGCTCCACGTGGGCGCAACGATGGTGGGCCCCGACGATGCCGCTTTCCCGACGACCACGGGAAGCGACCCCCAAGCCCGTTTGAAAACCACCGCTTCGCACGTGGTGCAATTCAAGCGAGTTGATACCCAGGCGGACGCTGACCCGGCTTCGGGTACGAAGTTCAGCTACGTCGCAATTCTCGCGACCAAGTAAGGACCCATGGAAACCGGCAAGCTGATTATCAAAGACATGGTCCGCAAGGCTCCCAAGCCTGAGGACCTGGACAAGGTTCTTGCCTTGGGTGGCGACGACGGCGAAGAGGAAACGAAAGCCGAAGAGGAAACCGAGACCCCGAAGGACGAAGCTGGCGAAGACGCGGCGGAGAATTCCGCCCTGTCTGACTTCATTGAAGCGATTGGCGGCAACGTCAAGAAGCTCGACGACGCCAAAGCAGCCCTGAAAGACTTTCTCGGCTACTGCAAGTAACACCCGACCACATACCTAACCTAAACCCCGGCGGTCACCGACTGACCGGGGTTTTTGCTTTCTGGAAACGAAATGCCACTGTCCAATGACCCGACCTCGAAAGGGGTTCACGACAATATCGCAGAGCTGACGAAGGCCAACGCCAGCAAGGCCCCGCGGCTGAAGCGTTCGCGCAAGCAGATTATCGCAATCGCGCTCAGCCACGCCCGCGAGCAATACAAGAAGGGCGTCGGTAACTAATGGGCACCACACGCGCCGACCTCATCGCTCAAGCGAAGGACCTGGCTGACATGGCCAATACCGACTTCGTTGAAGCGACCACCTGGAACACGTGGGCCAACGACGGAATCAAGGCGCTCCAACGCGACGTGGTCAGCTGCTTCAAAGATACTTTCTTCCGTACCGAGAACTTCACCCTTTCGGGCTCGACGTACTCTCACACCCTCCCGTCAGACTTCCAGCGGGTCAAGGGCGTGGACATCGACGCCGACACACCCCGACGCCGCACGGTCCGCCGCTTCAACTTCCAAGAGCGCAACTCATACCGTTACATCGGGGATTTCTTCACGCCCCTGCTGAATAACGTTCACCCGTTCCTGTTTTACAACGTGGTGGGCTCCAACATTCTGCAGATTCAGCCGCAAGAGCGCGCGTCGGGAAGCTTCCGACTGTACTACGTTCCCAAGCCCACTTTGATGGCCACCGACGGGTCAACGCTAGACCCCGAGCTTGAACCCTATTCGGAATATGTCGCGCTCTTCATGGCTATCAACGCGGCCAACAAAGAAGAGAGCTTCGACACGGCCAACGCCCTCCAAGCGAAGCTCAACCAAATCCGCCAAGACATGCTTACGAGCCTGGAGACCGATGAAGGCCCGGCAACCATCGTAGACGTGAACGATAGATAAATGAAGCCCTTTGAACCAGAGCCCACGGCAAACCAGCCCGGAGGCAGCCAGCTACTTGACCGGCTCTTCACCCAGCTACGGGCCACGCTTCGTTCGCTCGCAAACGCCGTCACCAACGACAACGTGGTCTCATACGACCTCGACACGGTGGCCGTCAAAGTCTTCCACGGCCTCGGCCAGGTCCCTTTTGCTTGGGAAGTCGTCGGCCTGAGCGCGGGCCAAGTCGTTTTCGAGACCACCACCGCGAACCCCAACCGAGACAAGTTCCTCTTGCTGGCCGCCACGGGTCCCGTGCGCGCCTCAATTCGGTTCACCTAAATGAAGTCTCAGCAATTCGTTCCCTTCGGCGTCGGCGTCGAGAGTGATATTTTCGAAGAGCTGGTGCAACCCGGCTCGATGCTGACGCTTGAGAATTCGGTCTCTGACTTCCATGGGATGATTATCAAGCGGGCGGGGTCGTCGATTTTGTCGAGCCCCAGCCAAGCCACGCTTCCCGCGGGCGGGGCCCTCCCACTGACCTGGCACCTTGCCACCAGGGCGGGGGCGCTTCTCCGATTCAATCAGGCCCCGACGCCGTTTCACGTGTGGGCCAACGGGGTCAGCAAGTGGGTTGCCCCCGATAACGGGGTTGATACCACCATCCGGACCTACCGCAAAGGCCCCGTCAGCACCACCACCACGCCCGTTTTCACGTCCACCCCCGCGGGTGACCAGGTGTCGAGCCCCGACGTTGCCACCGGCAACGGTTACGCCGTGACCTGTTACGAACATTCCAGCCAGCTCACCAGCTCAACCTATAGCCAGGTGGTTATCAAGGACCTGGCCACGGGCGTCACCGTCTATGAACGCACCCTAGGCGCCAGCTCGCGCCGTCCCCGCCCCATCGTGGTGGGCTCGCGCGCAATCGTGCTTTACGACAACAATGGCACGATGCAAGCGGACGCCTACAGCTTGACCAGCTTGACGTTGGTTCAATCCCAGGCCCTACCAGCTTGCACCCCGGGAACACCTATCAGCGTGCGCGCTGGGTCGGTCACACACGGGACCAACGACATTTCGGTTCTATATCGTGGCGACCCCGACAACCTGTCTTGCACCGTTATCGACGCCACCAACCTGGCCACCAACACCACGTTTGAAGTCCAAGGCTTCGGCGGTCACCTTTCGCCACCTGACTTGGCTTTTGCTTGGCTCAAGGACATCGGCGCAAGCGGGAAGCTGTCAGTCATCACGGCTTCAACCACCGATGCCCTTAACGTGCTCTGGGACCTTCCCGCGCCGACGGGGGGATTCTCTGAGGCCACGAATACCATCACCCTAGACGCTGCGGCCACGGCCGCGCCTAGTGGGGCCACGGCGGGAATCCGCAACGTGATTGGGGCCACCACCGACAACGCGGCCGGAGGCCATTTTCGTGTCCTTTATGAAGTCACGGCCCCCAGCTTCCCGACGGTCAACGCAATCAAGACCGCCGTTTGGACGGGCTCTAGTGCCGTCCTGGCCACGCTTTACCGTGGCGTGGGCATCCGCTCGGAACTCTGGGCCAACGACACCAGTTTCTATTTCTGGGCCACCTTCGCGGGCACGGACCAAGAGACTTATTTCGCTCTGGCGATGTCCAACGACCTGACGGTCAGCGCCGACACCTTCCCAGCTCCCCAAGCTACCGCGTTCGTGCGCTCTGGTGGCGGGCTCACCGAACGGACCTCACACCCTTCGTCCGTGGCCGTGGGCCCCAATGGTGAATACATCGTCGCGGTTACGCACGTCACCAGGCCCGAGGCCACCATTTCCAGCGGCGTCGCAATCGGGGCGACAGTCAACGTCAAGGCCATTGACCTGGTGTCGCTGACGCATCGCCAATCACCCGAGACCCAGCTAAGCGCCCCGATTGAATTCCTGGGGTCGGTCTTCACCCCCGGCGGATTGCTCGGGGATTTTGACGGGGCAACCTACGGCCTTCCGGGCTTCGCATATTACCCCATCATTGATAGCGGCACCCCGATTGCGGGTGGCAGCCTGGAACACTCCGCGGCCTACCTCTACAAGGCTGTCTATTCGTTCGTCGACAACAACGGCCGAAAGTGGCGCTCAGCTCCCAGTATCGAATTTGCGAAGTCGACCACCGGCAGCGATTTTCAAATCGGCTTGACGGTTGAAGCCTTGCGGCTGCCTGACCGCGGGGTGCCCGACGGCCGAGACGGCTATCAGCTCGAAGTCTACCGGACCCAGGCCAACGAAACGGACGCCTTCTTTTTGGTTGGGTCGTTCCCCAACGACCCCACACAGCAGGCCATCAGCGTCACCGACAACGTGGCGGATAGCGCCCTTGGCGAAGAGCTTTACACCGATGGCGGGGGCTTGGAAAACCAGCTCACCCCGCCCGCGTCCCAGGTCGTTCAATACCAAAATCGGCTCATCATGGCCGAAGCTGGCAAGGGGACGCTTTGGTATTCGCTCGATATCGACCTTAACCATGGGCTGCTTTTCAACGAAGCCTTTACCCTCGACGTCGGAGACCCCGCCGACCCCATCACTGGCTTGGAGGTCAGTTACAGCGGCTTGCTTGTCTTCAAGAAGGACAGCCTTTACATTGTCACGGGCGAAGGCGCCAACAGCCTTGGCCAGGGCGCCAGCTACGATTTCAGGCTCATTGAAAACGGGATTGGTTGCTCTAACGCTGCCTCGATTGCCACGGGCCCCGACGGCTCAACCTGGTTTATGTCCAACAGCCAGCGCGCTGGGATTCATCGGGTCCAAGGCGCGACGGTTGAATATGTGGGGCAGGGCGTCCGCAAATACAACAACCTGACGATTACCTCGGCTGTCGTGGTCTCTGACGTTTCCCAGGTTCGCTTTTACACCATCGACGGGACGACGCTGGTCTTCAGCTGGACCACCAACACGTGGACCACCAACACGGACCAGCCGTGTCACTCGGCCATCGCGGGTTACGCGGGGTGCGCGGGCGTGGTCTATGCCAATTCTGACACCCTCCAAATCCTGGCCGAAGACCCCGAATCGACCACCGAAGGCAACGTCAGCTTTACCCACCACCTGCAATCGCCCTGGCTCGCAATCGCTGATATGGAGGGGTGGGAGCGGATTCTCAGGATTTCGGGCGTCGGTCGCCCGGTCGGCCCGCACACCCTGCAGGTCAAGCTTTACCGCGACAACGACCCCACCGACCAAGTGGGCACCCTCACCAAGCAATTTGAGGTCACGGATTCAAAATGGGCATGGAATATCAAGCCCAGCGTCCAGAAGCTGACCAGCTTGATGATTGATATGGAAGTGCTGCCAAATCTGACCTATGCAATCGCCCCCGACGCGGGCGACGCTTACGCAACGGTGGACGGTGACGGCACGTGGACCATCCCCAATTTCACATTCAGTTCTGCGATGGTTGGCGGCACGCTCACTATTGCCGGAAGCATCGGCGCGGAATTTGATGGGGTCTTTACCATCGCAAGCGTGCCGTCAGCGCACGTTCTGGTGATGACCCCGCCCATCGATACCAGGACCACCACCCCGCCCATGTTCGCGGCCAACACGGGGACCATTACGCTTGACTACGTAGCACCGACCAACGGTCCCCAAATCGCTGGCGTGTCGCTCGAAGTCAGAATCAAGACCGGGTTGAAGAAACAACCCAAATCCGCACGACTCACCCCAACATAATTAACCCGGGGACGCTCGGGCAATCTTAGGACGTTCATGGCCCTTAATACGACTCAGCAAGTTGCAGCCCTTGGCGGGGCTGACCCCCACCAAACCGAGACCCCCGAAGAGAAGGCAGCCCGCACGGGCGTTGCCGCTCCCACCACCACCCCAGCGCCAGCACCCGCCGCCCCGACTCCCACCGCGGCCCCGGGCTCGACCACGGCCTCTAGCACGGGCACCACGGGCCCCACGGGCAACGTCACGGCCAAGAACTTCGGTCTCGATACCAGCGGCGGCTCGACCGTCGACCATGTCGGGAAGGCAGCCACGGCAATCCTCGACCCCGGCGGATTCTTCCAGGGGCCTTCCACGGCCGACCTGACGCCCGTTCACAACGCCCAAAATGCCGACTATGGTGTGGCTGGCGGGCTCGCCAATGAGCGCGCGAATTTCCAGCAAACGCGGCCCCCGCGCAGCTTGGCGCCAACCTCAACACCACCGACGCCAACCAGACGCGCAACGCTCAGCAACAGGCCCTCCAGGCCCTCACAGCTGCGGCCAATGGTACGGTCCCAAGCGCGGCCCAACTTCAAGGCCAGCGCGCCGCTGGGGCCGCTAGCGCGGCAACCCTTGGGGCGGCTCGGGCCCTCGGTGGCCGTTCTGCTGGTGGCGCGGCCCACGCTGGCGCCCTCGGCGCGGCCGACATCCTGGCCAAGTCCAACGCCGACGCGATGCAATCCCGCGCAGCCGAGCAAGCCAACGCCCGAAACGCCCTGACCGGCGCTCTGACGGGCGTCCGCGGCCAGGACATCGACACGGCCCAGAGCCAGGCCAACCTTGACCAGGCCCGCAACGCCAACAACCTCAACGCCCAAGTCACGACCACCGGCCAAAACCAGGATTGGCAAAAGGCGCTTCTCCAG